GAGAGGKATCGGATAACAAGCACGCGCCACGACCCCCCGTGCCCCCTTCGTTTCCACCACGCATGGCGCGCTAAGGCTCCCATTGTCACAGCATTTGTCACAAGCTGCCTGTTTATCCAACGATTTCAATGGCATGGAACAGATAAGGTATCCTTTCGGTGCCATTGAAGGGGCACACAAGGGGCACACAAGGGGTATGGAACGGGCATTCTAGGCTGGAATGTTCATTCGCTTGTCTCACAATCGGTGCTTTTGCTCGATTGACAATCTGTCACAAAATGACCCGGCGATTGCCCGTTAGGTGACCCTTCAGGATAGTCTCTAGCTCCGCGCGTATACGTGGCGCGCATGGTTTCCGCTCATGTCGCGCTTAGGGTCACGGCATGGTGCAACGCATGGCGCGCGATAGGTGATCGTAGGGGGCAATCGAAGGCGCACCAATAGAGCCATAAGGGAACTAACAGGGCTCTATCGATCTTTTTCTGAATTTTCTTTCGTTGTTAAATCAATGGCTTAGGCACAAAATGAGCCCTATCTGTCGTTTTTTTCAATAGGTCCCCTTGCGTATCTAATCCGGTTATGAGACATATTGGCCATCGAACGAAACGGTTCGGGCAGCGAGGTTCTCGGGTCCACAAGAAACGGGTCGAACGGTAACGGAATTGAGGCGCTCCAAGGGCGCGAGACTGCGGCGGCTACCAAGCTTCCTGTTCTTTGACAATCAAATACGAATTGACCCAAACGGTCCAAACTACGGCGCGAAAGTTGCGGCGAAGCAAGGGATTAAGCGGTGTCTAAGCCGGCCTTCACATGGTCGCGGAACGGTTCAACCTTGGTAGGCAACCGGGAGCGGCGCAAGGCAAGCGATGACATGCGGTGCCCCAAAGCAAGCCTTAAGACGGTGCCAACGGACAACCTACGGTCAACCGCCAAGTAAACCGTGGCGGTAGCGGCGAAGCGGTAAGCCAGTAGCCAGCGAAGAAATCAACGGGTTCAACCAACTAACTGCCTAGCGGTGCCTCTCATGACGCTCACAAGCGTTGCGCGGTGCCGCCAAGGCATTCCCGAGGGTCGGCCATCGGTCGGCCTTCTGGCATGTCTTGAAAGGGTTCACAACATGACAATCCACGCAACATTCTGGCACGAACGGCAACGCGTCGCATGGCGCACCGCTGGCATCGGTGGCGGTCTTGCCACTTGCCGCGATAGCAACCGGCAACGGTCATACGACTGCGAGAACAAGCATCTGCGGCCACTGTCCGGCAAGTTCGACAACCGGCAAGCTGCCAAAGGCTTCGCCCGGCTTTGCGCCAACATCGCAATCCGGCGCATGGTCGAAACCGGCCTGATAAAGAGCGACACAATGCGGGACGCGGTGCGGTCTTCCTTCACTGCGGCTTTCACCAAAGAAGCCATCGGCCACTGCAACGCCAACGCAACCGGCGCTTACTTCGCCTCGTGGGGCTGGACGGATGCAATCATCGCCCATGAGGTGGCACATTGGGCTGACCAATGGGCGCACAAGCTTGGCTGCCCGCCTACCGTTCGGGCGTCCTATGAACCGCACGGCGCGAAGTGGCGCGGATGGTTCACCTACATCCTTTGCAAGGCGTCTGATCGGTTCACGGTCGAGGGCGTAAAGCGAGCATGGGCGACCGATCGGTTGGCCGTCCAGATGCCATAGCTTTGCCCATTCTTCTCCGCTTTGGGAGCTAATCCTGAAGCGGAGCGGTATGTGCAAACATCAACACCAACGTGAGGTTCTCACCATGTATCGCGGAACGCTTATCCGTAGCGGCGGCAATGCCAAGACCATCAAGGGCGACAAGGCCGGCGAATATGAAACGGCCATCATGTACCTGGCTCCCGCCTCTCAATCGCTCATGGGCAATGTCTGCCCGATGGCGATCATGGCCGGTTGCGAGAAAGCTTGCCTGTTCAAGGCTGGCCGCGCTGGCATCTTCGAAGCTATCCCTGCCGCTCGCATTGCCAAGACGCAACGCTACTTCAGCGACCGCGTGGCATTCATGGCCGAACTGCACCGCGACATTGCGGCGTTCGTTCGCTACTGCAACCGCAAGGGCGTCAAGCCAGCGGTTCGCCTCAACGGCACGTCTGACATTCAATGGGAAGTCGGCCATCCGGTCGCGGGCTTCAAGTCCATCTTCGAAGCGTTCCCCATGGTGCAATTCTACGATTACACCAAGATCACCAAGCGGGCCTATCGGGCGCTGCCGGCCAATTACGCGCTGACCCTGTCCTATAGCGAAGCCAATCCGGCCTATGCTGCGGCTGTCATCAAGGCTGCCTGCGAGACCGGGCTTAACATGGCTGTGGTCTATCGGTCCAAGGCCATCCGCGACAACATGCTGTACAGCGGCGATGCCTTCGGGGACGCCTCGAACGGTGTTGTGTCGACCACTCGCGTCATCCGCCAAGTCATCGACGGTGACGAAACCGACATGCGCTTCAGCGATCCTCGCGGGGTCATCGTCGGGCTCTACGCCAAGGGTCCAGCCAAGCGCGACACCTCGGGCTTCGTCGTGGGCTAACGCCTCCCATAAGGTAACAGTTCCCTGAGCGCATCGGTTGGCGTCCTCCAGCGCCTTCCGGTGTCGCTCGGGCAAGGAGATTTCACCATGCACGTCTATCGCATCGAACGCTTAGCCGACCGCAAGGGTCCTTTCTCGAACACCGGCAACGGCACCTATTACGACAGCATGAGGCATTGCGAGCATCCGTCATGCTTCGACGGCCCAGCGCCCTATGAAGAGCGCGGCACACCACTCGGGGACCTGTGGGAAACCGCGCGCCGCAACGAATACCACTTCGGGTTCACCACGCCACGCCAGCTTGTGGCTTGGTTCTCGTCGGCCATGGGTCGCAGTGCGCTCGCCGCCAAGGGTTACCACGTCGCGATCTATGAGGTTGACGACGCCAAGGTCCGCAGCGGTCGCCAGCAACTCGCCTTCATCCGCCCATCAGCGCCCATCGGGTCGCTCGATCTCGTAACCCTCATGCCAGCCGGGGAGTGCTGAACCATGCCAACCGACACCCTTATCGCAGTCGTCCTGTGGTCGGCCCTGATCACCGGCTGCGCCGTGTTCTCCATCGCAACCCTGAGGAGCCCGAAATAATGGCCCGCAAGTATCACACCCTCGTCATCCGCGACGGCGCACCCGGCGACCCTTGGGGCATCGCCTTCGGCGACTACGATCTGTGGTCAGTCGAGGAGGAGCGGGACAGCTACCGCCAGCGCGGCTGGAAGGCCAGCGAAGTCAAAATCATCACCACCGACAGCAGCCGCCAGCGTGTCATCGACGCCGCCGTGGCAGCCCTGAATGAGAAGGATCGCTGATCATGGATCACTCGACCAAGTTCGTAGTCCAGCGCCTCGCGGAACACACCGAGCGGGGCAACAAATGGCTGCTCTTCACGGAGCATCTAGACGGTGCCCGCACGACGCTCGGGTATCACATGAAGCGCACCGCTGCGGTCACTGTGGCGCGGCTCCTGGCCGGTCGCCGGGGCAAGGTCGAGGTCCGTGACAAGCCCGTCCGCATCACCGAATGGAGGATCGAGGCATGATGTTCAAGTCTCTGATCTGGTACCGCAACGCGGTCGGCACCCTGCGGTCCTCGGGCGATCTGCTCGACCCTGCCTACGAGGCCATGGGGTCACTCGACGCGGCCCATAAGGCGCTCCACCGGGCGACACCTTTCGTGCGCTCTCAGGCGATCTCGGTCGAGGTCACCATCTGCACCCCGAACAATGGCTATCCGGTCAGGTCCAGCCGCGACCCGTGGGACTATGGGAGCACCAAGCAATACACCGTCGACCAGCTCGTCGGGGTGCCCGCGTGACCCTGCCTCAATTCGTCCTGGCCGTCACTGGCGGCTTCGCCTTCATCTGCCTGTTCACCGCTTGGTGGCTGGTCAAAACCGAACAAAATCAGTGAGGATTAATTTCCCATGCACATCATCAACGAGCAGTTCCTGACCGAGGGCAAAGCCACCACGTTCATGCGGTCCTACAGCGACCGCTACCGCCCCTCGGTCTTCGGAACCCGGCTGACCAAGCGCCGCTCCCGCTGCGGCCAGTATTGGGAAGTCGTCGGCTCCCGCTTCGCCATCAACTGATCCAACCAAGCACCTCAACAGGAGAACACTCCCATGACCACCAAGTCCAAGCTCGCCATCGGCACCACCGTCAAGGTCCTCGACACGTACACCGTGAAGTCCATGCGGGGCCGCATCGGCACGGTCGTCGCCTTCTCGGAGGCCCTTGGGGTCGACGTCCCGCTGGTTGACTTCGGGGCAGGCTTCGCGGGCCACAAGGGGAACGGCTGGGACCTTACGGAAGGCGACCGTCTGCCGACCAGCACCGGCTGGTGGATCGACGCCAACGAGATCGCGGTCCACGCCAAGGAACCCACGGCACCGATGACCAAGTCGGTCCTCGATCTGCTGCGCCGCAAGGGTGCGCTGACCTCGATGGAAGCTCAGGGCGTCCTGCGCTGCCGCCAGTTGCCGGCCCGCATCCTCGAACTGAAGCGCCTCGGTCACAGGATCGTCACGGAGATCAAGGTCGACCCGACCGGCCAGAAGTACGCCCGGTACCACCTGCAGCAGGCGGCGTGAACCAAAGCTGGGGAGTGTGAGTTTTGTACTAACGTACCCTCGCGCTCCCTCTCGGGTGCCCCTACGTGAGCCATTTGGTTCAATTAAGGGTTTGCCATGCCGAATGTGACCGCAAAGGAGAGAATGAAGCGAAGCGCCGTGATCGAGCTAATCCTCGGCGCTTGCATAGAATTGGACAAGCTTGGTGAGAGCCGTGACTTGCATGTCGTCCTAATGGCGATACGCCTCGGGAACTACCAGAAGCGGCCAATGGATGTGACGGCGCTCGCTGCGGCATCGGGCCTGCCACGAACGACTGTGATCCGCCACATTAAGGCTCTGGAGGAGCTGGGCAGGATCAAGGTGGTGAACACCGGGCGACGGCATATACCGATCCTGATCGGCACGGATCGACCGCTAGTCAAAGGCTTCTACAGGAGGCTTGAGCAGCTCGTTATATCAGCAGCTGCTAACCTGTCCAAAGTGGACAGTTCACAGGTGGACACAAAACGTAACGAAATGTTAATCCGCCGCCCATCGTCCCCTCGGGTCAGGGGTCGTCAACTCAGGGAATAAAATGATGCAACAGCAGTTCGAGGCTATCCTCGTCCAACTTACCCGTATTGCCAACGCTTTGGAGACCAATGGATTAGGGGCCGCGCCGGGGGTCAGCGCGGAAGTACCCACCAACCCCTACGCCAGCAGCGACGTGCCGGAAGGCTACGACACGGTGCTTGGCTACTTCTCGAAGAACATGCCCGGGGCGTTCGAGCTGATGGATGATCCCATCACTGGCACCCTCCGGGACGGCCATTGGCTTACGCATCAGGCCAATCGGCGCGGGCTTGGGATCATCAAGGTCCCGGCACCCGAACCACTCATTGAGATCGGCATCAACGAACTGAATGCCTATCCGGTGTCGCTTCTCCAAGAGCGCATTCGGTAGCTCCATGAGGGGGGACAACAGGGGAACTGCGGCGGGGGTGTGTGAAGGCACCTCCGCTATTGCAGTAGATGCGGGACTGGAATAACAACTACCTCGTATCTATCACAGGGAAGGAGTTACCACCATGAACGCTGGCGTCTCGCGAGGGGTCGAGAATAAGACTGCCCGCAAATTTATTGCTTTTGTCGACGAGTTCAGGAAGCTGAACGCGGAAATGCAAGCCCAACAGATCAGCCTGTTCCTGCACATCGTTGCGCAGCCGGAGCTGACCATCAAGGAATACGCTCAGCGCGCCGGCCTCGGCGACGGTGGGCCTATCTCGCGTAACATCGAGGCGCTCAGCGAGAAGCGCAAGGTCATGGTCGGCGGCAAGCCTGAGCTGGTCGACGGTCACGGCCTGATTGAGACCTACGAGGACCCTCTGGATCGCCGCTACAAGCGCGTCAAGCCGACGCAGCGGGGTCTCCGGGTCTACAACACACTGATCCAACTCTTAGGGAGCTAATCATGGCCGTCAGGAAACGTGGTGACGCCTACATGGCAGACTTCATGGTGGCGGGCATCCGTTACCGTGAGACCTTCGATAGCGAGGCTGAGGCCGAAGCTTATGAGCTTGAGACGCGCGCTGCATTGGTGCGCGGCTCTCCGGTCCAGCCCCCGAAGAACGGTCGCACCGAGACGGGCTCCTCCCTGCACACGCTCGGGACACTCTTCGACTACGTCAAGACGAACCATTGGGAGAACAACCCGAAGATCAAGGCTCCGCAGACGGCCATCGCCAGTGCGCGGGAGGTCGTGGAGTTCTTTGGTCGCAACACGCCGGTCCAAGACCTCACCCAGGACGAGATGAAACGGCTGGCTCGGCACGTCGTCGAGAGCGGGCGATCCTTCGCCACCGCTGACCGCAAGCTCGCCGCTCTGTCCAAGATGCTGCGCTTCGCGGTCGAGCGTGGGGTGATCCCTCGCGTCCCGAAGGTGCCCCTCTATCGAGAGGACAACGAGCGCCTGCGGTTCCTGACCAAGGACGAAGCTCAGAAGCTCCTGAAGCTGTGGCGCGACTGGCACCAGCCCGACGCCCACGCCTTCACCGTCTTCGCCCTGCACACCGGGGCGCGCGTCGGGGCCATCATGGACCTCCGCTGGAACGCCTTCGGGCCGGGCTTCAACACCGTCCTCTTCCTCGGCGGCGACAAGAAGTCCAAGCCACGGACCCTGCCCATGTCGAAGGCTGCCAAGGAAGCGGTAATCGCCATGCAGCGAGCCCGACCAGACAGCAGGGGACCGTTCCAGCACCTGAAGGGTTCGGACGGCAAGGCTCGCCACCTCCGCGACCTGTGGGACGAGATGCAGAAGACCCTCGGGTGGGACGATGTCGTGGTCCATACGCTACGGCACACCTGTGCGAGCTGGTTGGTCCAGAACGGCGTCGACCTCAAGCGCATCCAGACGTGGCTCGGCCACAAACGCATCGAGACCACCCTCAAATACGCCAAGCTGGCGACCGGCGATCTGGACCTTGCCGGCGACATCCTCGGGGACATTCTGGAGGCCCCGAGCCGTTCTCTCCGGGTTGTCGGCGAGGACTGAAAGCAACAGTTAGCCACAATGCCAGCAAACGCGAGTCTGGCGGATTGTTATTTGGCCTGCGACAACGCAGTCTCCGTCGTATGGTCACTCTGCATCTGATTCCCCCTGATATCTCCGCCACTTATGAGGTGCATGAGTGGCGGAACGCTGCTGGCGTGCTGGCCACCGCCCATCCCAAAGAGTGGCAGGACGTCCTCGATGTTTTGCGTCACTTCGATTTCAAGCGAAGCGAGGTTCTCAAAGGAGGCGGCCGCAAGAGCGTGATCGCTCAGCGGATAGACAGCTTTCTCGAAAGCCGTGACTGGAAGGAAACGAAGTTCGAAACCAAAATCCGCGTAGATCAAACCGAACGAGACTCACCGACCCACAAAGTTGACTGCTTCAAGGGGCGCGTCGGGTTAGAGATTGAGTGGAACAACAAAGACCCTTTCTTTGATCGAGACCTCAACAACTTCCGCTTGCTGTTCGACCTTAGGGTTATTGAGGTAGGCATTATCATAACGAGGTCGAGTTCTCTCCAGACCATTTTCAGAAGCCTTGGAAAAAAGGTTGCGGATAAATACGGGGCATCCACAACTCACATGGACAAGCTGCTTCCTCGCCTTGAAGGTGGTGGTGGCGGGGGATGTCCGATCCTGGCCTTTGGTATCACCAACGGCAAATACGTCGAGGACGACGCACCCATCGTAGAAGAGGTCGAACCGCAAAATGACGAAGAAAATGACTCCGAGTGAAGACCTGCTCCGCTGGTCAGCCGGGCACCGCTTCGCGACGGTTCTGGCTGATCCTCCTTGGCGCTTTCAGAACAGCACAGGCAAAGTTGCACCAGAGCACCGTCGCCTTAGCCGCTATGGCACGTTGTCGCTTCCAGAGATCGAGGCGTTGCCAGTTGCGGAGATCGTAAAAGAGCCATCTCATCTTTATCTATGGGTACCGAACGCCCTCCTGGCGGAAGGACTGTCCGTGATGGCGGCGTGGGGCTTCACATACAAATCGAACATCGTGTGGCACAAAATCCGCAAAGACGGCGGGTCAGACGGTCGCGGCGTCGGCTTTTATTTCCGGAATGTGACCGAGATTATCCTGTTTGGGACAAAGGGAAAAAACGCCAGAACACTCGCACCCGGTCGCACCCAAGTGAACTACATCTCTTCGCAGAAGCGGGAGCACTCACGCAAACCAGATGAACTTTATCCAATCATCGAAGCGTGTTCGTCAGGCCCGTATCTGGAACTTTTTGGTCGCGGTATTAGAAAGGGGTGGGCGACTTGGGGCAATCAAGCGGACGAAAGTTATCGTCCGAACTGGCCCACCTACAAGAATAATAGCGCGGCTATCGCAGCGGAGTAGGAAGGGACTGAGCGCCGTTGACTTGTGACAAACGCCGTGACAAACGGTGCCAAAGTGACAATTTCAGCGGGTATGGTGGAATTGGTAGACACGCTTGGTTTAGGTCCAAGTGCCTGAAAAGCTTGGGGGTTCGAGTCCCTCTACCCGCACCAGCTCCCTTAGCGGAACAGATTTAGGTTCCTTCCGGCCCAATCTCCCCTAGCGGAGCTACTCCCCAAAAATCAGTTAAACCCTTGGGAAACATAAGGGTTTTTCCCCCGAACCAATAGATACGGTATCGATACTAGATACGGTGACAAACTCGCCGTGTGACAAATTCCCGTGACAAAGTGACAATTCAGGAGAACCGACCATGAACACGCCCATCTACATCAATCTGCAGGCGCACACCGATGGCGAGTTCGAGAACTACGCCAAGGTCATCGATCACGTCACCGAGCTGGCCAAGATCGAGACCGTCGAGGCGCTGGCTGTGCTGCCCGACGCTTGCCCTGCTGGTCAGGCTCCCGGCACGATCCCGGTCGGCGGTGTCGCCAAGGTGCGCGGCGCGATCCATCCGGGGATGCACTCGGCTGACGTGTGCTGCTCGATGGCCTACACCAATCTCGGGAAGGTCGACCCCAACATCGTCCTGACGTGGTCCATGGCGACGACGCACTTCGGCATCGGAGGGCGAGCCCCTGACCGGGTGATCCAGCCGCCGTTCGACCTCATAGCCAAGATGGAGAACAACCCATTCTTCCGCGACGTCGGGGACACGCTGGTCACCCACTTCGCCACCCAGGGTGACGGCAACCACTTCCTCTACGTCGGCACCCTGTCATCCACCGGGGACACCGTCATCGTCACCCACCACGCAGCCGCAAGCCGGGCGCTGGCCTCTACAAGGCGGGTATGAGGATCGCCGGGCTCTACAGCGGGGAGCTGAAGCACAACGCCTTCATCCCGCGCGACAGCCTCGACGGGATGCACTACTGGAACGCCCTCCAGTTGATCCGGCGCTGGACCAAGGCGAGCCACTTTGCCATCCACGACATCGTCGCCGAGCTGGTGCAGGCCCGACCGATCGATCGCTTCTGGAACGAGCATAACTTCGTCTTCGAGCGCGGCGACCACTTCTACCACGCCAAGGGGGCCACGCCGAACTACGGCGGGTTCTCGCACGACGACGACGGTCGCACCCTGATCCCGATGAACTGCGCCGAGCCGATCCTGATCGCCGGCCATGTGGACAACCCCAACTCCCTCGGGTTCGCCCCTCATGGTGCCGGTCGGAACTTCTCCCGCAAGGCGCACCTCGCGACCATCGCTGACCGTGACCCGGCAGAGGTCTTCACGGAGGAGACCAAGGGGCTCGACGTCCGCGCCTACAACGGCAAGGTCGACCTGTCCGAACTGCCGAGCGCCTACAAGGACGCCGCCGAGGTGCAGCGCCAGATCGCCCACTTCGGCCTCGCAACCATCACCGACACCATCCAGCCGCACGGCAGCATCATGGCCGGCGAAGCCTACCAGCCGTGGCTGAACAAGAAGAGGAAAGCAGCATGAGCAGACACATCGAACGCAGCTTCCAGCGGTACGATCAGGACAACCCCCAGGTCTACGCCCTGTTCAAGGAGTACGCGAAGCGGGCACTGCGCGCCGGCAGAGAGGTGCTGTCGGCCAACCTGATCTTCGAGCGCATCCGGTGGCTCGCCGAGGTCGAGACCAGCGGGGACGGCTTCAAGGTCAACAACAACTACCGCGCCTACTACGCCCGGAAGTTCATGGAAGAGTTCCCTCAGTATGGGGAATGCTTCCGCACCCGTCAGGTGGGCTACGCCTGATGGCTGAGAACCGCACAGGTGTCCACGTCCTAGCCGCTGCCTCTGGCCTCTCCTACGGGGAGGTCAAGCTGCTGCTGTTCGACATCATGCTCAACACGCCGGCTGCCACAAAGTCTGCCCGAACCATCGTCCGTCACATCCGAGGAGACGCTTCCTTTGACGCACCACGACCACCTACTCCAGCGGCAGATCGAGCTGGAGATCGAGATGTCCGGCTTGGGCCGGGATCGATACCTCTCCCGCGTTCGCAAGAACATCGACAAGGAGCGCGGCTACGAGACTGACACCGGGCGCTGCATCCTTGAGGGTTCGGTCCCGCTGGTCGCCGAGGGCATCAGCCGGTTCATTGAGGATGCCTACAGCGGTCGTCCTGGCCCACGCGCCGTGGCAGCCCGGCTGATCAAGGATATGGATTTCCATGCCGTGGCCTACCTCGCTTGCCGGGCCATCTTGGCGCGTATGATGAAGCCCCGCGCTCCGGTCCTCCTGACGCTGGCCGTCTCGGTTGCCCGCTCGGTGGAGCTGGAGGCGCGCTTCACGGAGTTCCACCGGCAGAACAAGGACAAGTTCCTGTTCGAGCTGAAGCGTCTGTCTGACGACGGCGCGACGGAGCAGCACAAGGCCACGGTCCTGACCTACGCCATGGGCAAAAGCGGCATCCGGTGGGACCGCTGGAGCCGAACCGACATGATCCAGCTCGGGATCAGGATGGTTGAGCTGTTCTGTGAACAGACCGGCCTCGCCACCATCGAGCAGGCAAATGAAGGCGGCAGTACGGACAATCATCCGTTCCAGTACCTCGTCCACCTGACCGACCGGGCGAATGCTTGGATCGAGCAGTCCGTCCGAGGCGGTGAGCATCTGTTCCCTGACTTCCTCCCGACGCTGATACCGCCGAAGGAATGGACAGGGCTCTCGGGTGGCGGCTACTACACCGACCTCGACAGGCCCCTGCCCCTCGTCCGCCGTGCCCGTCCAGACCAGCTCAGGCTGCTCCAGAAGGCCGACCTGACCAAGGTCCTCCGGGGGCTCAACGCCATCCAGCAGACCCCTTGGCAGATCAACGGGGCCATCCTCGACGTGATGATGGAGCTGGCCAAATCGGACGCCGGGATCGCCGGGCTGGTGCCGGGGGATAAGCCCCTTCCCGAACGACCCCCGAACATCGACACCGACGCCGACGTGCTGCGGGAGTGGAAGTGGGCAGCCCGGGACGTCTACGCGGAGAACCTCCAGCTCCGTCAGGATCGGCTCAAGCAGCAGCAGATGTTCGATCTGGCCGAACGGTTCCGCCCCGAGCCGGCGATCTACTTCCCCCACAACCTCGACTTCCGTGGCCGAGCCTACCCGGTGCCGGATGTCCTGAACCCGCAGGGCAGCGACCCCGTTAAGGCGCTTCTCAGGTTCGCCGAGGGGAAGCCTCTCGGGGCGGATGGCGCGCGCTGGCTCATGATCCACGGCGCGAACACGTTCGGCATCGACAAGGTGTCCTTCACCGAGCGCGTCGAGTGGGTTCAGGAGAACTGGCGGCAGATCGTCCGGTCAGCACGAGACCCGATTGGCAACCTGTGGTGGACCGAGGCAGACAAGCCGTGGTGCTTCCTCGCGTTCTGCTTCGAGTACCGGGACTGGGTGGACGGTGGGTACGGCAGTGACTTCGTGTCCCACCTTCCCATCGCCCTCGACGGCTCCTGCAATGGGCTCCAGCACTTCTCTGCCATGCTCCTCGACAGTGTCGGTGGCGCGGCGGTGAACCTGATCCCGGCGAAGAAGCCTCAGGACATCTATCAGGTGGTCGCTGACCGCGTGATGGCACAACTGCGCCTTATCGTCTCCCATAACGGAGTTGATCCTGAAAGGGAACGGTGGGCGTATGAGTGGCTGGCCATGGGGATCGACCGCAAGGTGACCAAGCGACCGGTCATGGTGCTTCCCTACGGGGGAACGCCACGGTCGTGCCTCAAGTATGTGGACGAGGCCGTGAAGGCCAAGCTCGCTGCCGGCTACAAGCACAACCTCGGTGACGAACTGAAGAAGGCCATCGGCTTCCTCGCCAGCCTTGTTTGGGACAGCATCGGGGACGTGGTGATCGCCGCAAGGGACGCCATGGGGTGGCTCCAGAAGACGGCCCGGGTGGTCGGCAAGGACAACCGTCCGATGTTCTGGACGACCCCGAGCGGGTTCGTGGCGTACCAGTCCTACCTCGATTTCCGCAGTCGGCAGATCAAGACGCGGATTTCAGGGTCGCTGGTGAAGCCGCGCATCTATGAGGAGACGGACAAGGTCAACACCGCCAAGCAGGCAACCTCGATCAGCCCGAACTTCGTCCACTCCATGGATGCCTCGGCCATGTTCCTGACCGTGGAGGAGCTGGCCTCTCAGGGGCTCACGAGCTTCGCCATGATCCACGACAGCTACGGCACACACGCCTGTAATACCAGCAAGCTGGCTGCCACCCTTCGGGCGGTCTTCGTCCGAATGTATCAAGCCGATCCTCTCGCTCAGTTCCGAGACGAGATCATCAATTCCAATCCAAGCTGCGCCGAGGAGATCGACGCGCTGCCCAGCAAGGGGGACCTAGACCTCAGACAAGTTCTCAACTCCGACTTCTTCTTTGCCTGAACATCTCCTCTAAGGGAATTGATCCCTCTGCGGAGATTAGGGCCTCTACTAGCCTACGAAACATTCTCGAAGGATTTCACATGAACAACAACATCACGATCCGCATGGGTGCTGCCTATCAGGACATCACCGTGGGCACCGTCAACATCGACCTCGCGGCTGCCGATAAGACTGCCCGCTACGAGGTGCGCAGGACCCTGATCGAGGGTCTGAAAGAGAACGGCTACTTCGGCAAGAAGGAACAGCGCAAGGCTCAGTTCCGCAACCGGAGGGCTGCAGCATGACCCCTGAGCAGCTCGCCTTCACCATCCTCCTCCAGATCATCGCGATCCCCCTGGGCTTCTGGCTCGGCTGGAAGATCGGCGAATGGATGTTCGACCGATGACAATCGAGCAAGCCACCTTCGTCGTCTCCATCACCCTCATCACCCTCTTCTTCCTGTCCAACATGAAAGGTCCACATGCCCCGGCTTAACCGTGACGTGCTGAACACGGCGACCCCTCGCGACGTCGCTATGGCAGCCATGACCGTCCTCGACCGACTGCAGGACTTCCGCCCCGAGATACAGATCATGGGCGCAGCAACGGTCTTCCTCACCCTCGCAGACCACCTCGGCATTCCTGCTCAGGAAGCCTTCACGGTCACCAAGAACCTCATCAACGGCGACGACGGCAAGCGCGCCGAGTTCCGTGGCATCGACGCATACATGAAAGGCGAACTGGCATGAGCAAGATTAAGATTGGCGACGAAGTCCGTTGCATTCGCGCAGTCGGCACCAGCGGCGCGCTGACCCTGGAAGCGATCTACACGGTCACTGACGTGTCCCCCAACTACCGCCATGTGCGCCTCCACGGCGTAAGCGGTTCCTTCATGGTGACCCGCTTCGCACCCGTAGCGAGGAAGACTGGCAAGCCGGCGAACACCTTCGGTCAGGTCCGCGCCGTAACGGTCAACAAGTCCGACATCCATGACGTACTGACGCAATACGTCCGCTTCGGTCTCGGCATCGACGCCTCGGTCGAGAAGATCGTCGAGAAGTTCCCCGACGCCATCGAGCTGGTTCTCAGCAGCGAGGCTGCCGCGTGAAGTACCTCACCATCGCAAAGCTCCTCTGGAAGCGCGGTCAGCCGCTGCCAGTCGACCTCTACATGAAGCTGACCGACCTGGGCCACAACGTCGAAGCCCTTGAACGCCGTTATTCCGTCTGAACTCCTCCCTTAAAGGACCTACTACTGCATGGCAAAAGATACCAAGAAGAAGCTCCCCCAGTTCACCACCCCGCGTGGCATCTTCGTCTACCCGAAGCTGTCCGAACCGGACTACGGCACGAAGGACTACCCGAAGCCGGATGGCGAATACTCCCTGAAGCTCCGCATGTCCCAGTCCGACGCGGACCTGTTCATCCGCCGCGAGGATAAGGAAGGCAACTCGATCAAGTCGCTCTACGACGCGGCTCTGCAGGAGGCCGAGCGCCTGTTCGCCGAGCTGAAGGTCGAGACCCGCAAGAAGCTCAAAGAGGTCAAGCCGAACGAGCTGTTCACGGTCCTCTACGACAAGGAGACCGAGGAGCCGACCGGCGAGGTCGAGTTCAAGTTCAAGATGAAGGCATCGGGCGAGTTCAAGAAGGGTCCGAAGGCGGGCTCCCGCTGGAACCGCAAGCCCGACCTGTTCGACGCCAAGGGCCGCAAGATCGGCAAGGGCGTCAACATCTGGGGTGGCTCGGAAGGCAAGGTCTCCTTCGCCGTTCGTGACTACTTCGTCCCGGGCACGGCGGCTGCCGGCCTGACGCTGATGCTGGGCGCTGTCCAAGTCATCGAGCTGGTGTCGGAAGGCTCCCGCGCCGCTGACAGCTACGGCTTCGGTGAGGAGGAAGGCTTCGGCTACGATCCTGACGATTACCGTGAGGACGATGCCGGCGAGGACAAGTCCAACGAGGGCTCGTCCGAAGGCCCGGCGCAGGGCGAAGAAGACTTCTAAGCCTTGGCACGACGCACGTTCCCTAAGCGGACCTCGACGCGGCAGATTGCTGTCGCCAAGGGGTTCCGCTCGGGGCTCGAAGACAAGGTGGCGGGGGAGCTGGATAATGCCGGCGTCCCCTACACCTACGAGACGTTCAAGATCACCTACGAGATACCCGCTCGGCTGGCGAAGTACACACCTGACTTCCGCCTACTCAGCAACGGCATCATCGTGGAGACCAAAGGACAGTTCGTCACTGCGGATCGCCAGAAGCACAAGCTGATCAAAGAGCAGAACCCCGACCTCGATATCCGGTTGGTGTTCAGTCGCTCAGGCACCCGCATCTCCAAGCAGTCTCAGACCACCTACGCCATGTGGTGCGAGACCCACGGCTTCCTCTACGCGGACAAGTCAATCCCTCAGGAATGGCTCGACGAAGCACCGACTGCCGGTCGCATGGAAGCCCTCAACGCCATCCTCAACTCCCAATCAAAGGTCAAGAAATGAGCATCGTCACTTCCATCATCAACTTCTTCAAGCGCGCCCCGTCGACCGCCAACGCCGTCGCCGTCTTCAACAAGGCCATCGCCGAGCTGGACGCCGTGGTCGAACACCACACCCTCAAGGCCGAGCTGCTCGACGCCGAGATCGCCGTGAAGGTCGCCGCCCAGACGGTCGCCAAGGAAGCGGCTGCCGACGCCGACAAGATCGCCAAGCGCGTCCGCAAGCTGGTGGCCTGATCATGAAGACCGTCGTCATCGTGCAGCTCACCCTGATCGTCGCCTTCATCTACGGCTGGATCGTCAACCTGATTGAAGTGATCCACGCAGCCACCGCTGGTGCGCCGTTCACGACCATGCTGATCCTCCGCATCATCGGCATCCCGTTCGGCCTGCTCGGCGCGATCTTGGGGTGGTTCTAATGAACGAAGCCGTCCGCATCGCTCACTGCTTCGGCGCGATCCTGACCGGGATCACCATCGTCGTCCTCGCCATCGCCATCAGCGTCACCCACGGGTCGGCCTTCGGGGCAGCCTTCGGGTTCCTGTCGCTGGTCGCCGGCTATGGCGTTGGTGTGAACGTCACGGGTAACCAGAACCCTGTGTTCACCATCACCGCTGCGCTGGTCTCGTGGGCCTCGGCGCTCGCGTCGGTCGTCCTGGCGCTGCTCGCCCTTTGATGGAACTTAATAGCAAGGCTTGGACGGGTCGAGAGGCCCGTTCCAGCTACCCCTCCGTCACTGAGCTGATCGATAAGTACCTCCCCCGGAAGACCCGGGCCGAGGTCTACGCGATGTCTCGGGCCTACGAGGATCGGATCACCGACCTCATGCACACCATCCACGACTATCATCTCCGCTGCGAGGCGATGGCCAAGCACATGGATGGCATGGAGAAGGAGTTCTACAGCCGGGTCGCATGGCCTGTCTCTCACGGCACCTTCGACAGCGCCGTCGAGATCAACCCGATGAACATGACCCAGTCCTACCAAGTCGAGTGGCGTCCCGAGACATACCGCGCCCGGTACGTCATGCGGGAAAGCGACCTGATCAATGAACGGGACCACCCACACCTCTTCGAGATGGTGTGCCGCCAGTTCGAGGAGCACATCACCCGAACCCTCATACCCAAGCTCCGCCTTGAGTTCGCGAAGCTCTACAGCAGGACAACACGATGACACCGAAAGACATGGCAGCGGACCTCGCCGGGGACTTCTTGGAGTTCGCTCAGGACCTCCTCAAGGTCAGCCGAGAGGACAACGTCAAGGCGATTGCAGGGCGTCCCGTCACGCACGTCTACGACGCTGCCGAGATGGCCCGGATCATCTTCACCACCGCCTATCAGGTTCACCACCGGCTCATGTCCGTGGCGAACACGATGCGGATCGAAGAGGTCGGGTGAAACGCCTGACTGACGCGGACAGGCTCTCCCTGCTCCGCTACCAGCTAGTCCTCAGCGTAGGTCGACAGCTCGGCAAGTCGCTGCTCACCACCGAGATGGTCAAGCACCAACTCCAGCAGTTCCAGAACACCCCGCCGCAAGGCTGAATGCACGAAACCGACAGTGAGTTTCTCCGCAAGGAGCCGTGCCCCAAGTGCGGTTCCCGCGACAATCTCGCCCGGTACACGGACGGCCATGCCTACTGCTTTGGCTGCCGCCACTATGAACCCGGAGACAATGAATTGGCAGAACAGACCGAGGCTGCAGAGCCCCGGAACGTAGACTTCGTCCCCCTTGGTGAGCCGTCAGACTGGGCAAGCCGAGGCATCAATCTCGAAAGCGCGCAGAAGTGGGGCTTCACCCGTTCGTCCCTGAACGGCCAGCCCGTCCGCTTGTTCAACTACCGAAACAGCGCGCAGCAACTCGTCTGGCAGAAGATCAGGTTCCAAGGAAAGGACTTCCGATCCAAGGGCAGCAAAGAGGACATGTGCCTCTACGGCCAGTGGCTCTGGCGGGACGGCGGTAAGCGCGTCGTCATCGTCGAGGGCGAGCTGGACGCGATCAGCCTCAGCCAGATGCAGGGTCACAAGTGGCCTGTCGTCTCGATCCCAAACGGGTGTGACGGCGCGGCCAAGGCTCTGCGGAAGAACCTCCAATGGCTGGAGCAGTTCGAAGAGATCGTCCTCATGTTCGATCAGGACGAGCCAGGTCAAAAGGCAACCGACGAATGCAAGCTGATCCCGTTCACACCGGGCAAGCTGAAGATCGCCACGTTGCCCCTCAAGGACGCCAACGAGATGCTCATGGCGGGCCGCGTCAAGGAGACCATCGACGCCATTTGGGGTGCCAAGGTCTACCGTCCTGACGGTCTCGTCGGGGTCTCCGACATCATGGGGGACCTCCTCAAGCCGGTCGAGTACGGGCTGCCGTGGTGCCTGGAGGAGCTGACCAAGCTCACCTACGGACGCCGCGACGGCGAGGTCTATGGCTTCGGCGCAGGCACCGGCATCGGCAAGACCGACTTCCTGATGCAGCAGATCGCGTTCGACATAACCGAGCTGAAGCAGCACGTCGGTGCGATCTTCCTCGAACAGAAGCCCGTCGAAACGGCGAAGCGTGTTGCAGGCAAGTTGGCCGGCAAGATGTTCCACGTCCCCGACGCCGGCTGGACACCCGAGGAACTGACCCGCGCCGCCACCGAGCTGGATGGCAAGCTGTTCTTCTACGACAGCTTCGGCCAGACGGACTGGGAGTTGGTCAAGGGGCACATCCGCTACATGGCGGTGAGCCTCGGCATCAAGCTGATCTACGTCGATCACCTGACTGCCATGGCCGACACGGGCGACGAGAAAGGCACCCTTGAGCAGATCATGAAGGAGATGGCGGGCCTCGCTATGGAGCTGGGCATCATCATCCACTTCGTCTCGCACCTGTCGACGCCTGATGGGAAACCCCACGAGGAAGGCGGGCGCGTCATGATCCGCCACTTCAAGGGCTCCCGAGCGATCGGCTTCTGGTCCTACTTCATGTTCGGCCTCGAACGAGACCAGCAGAACGAAGATCCGATTATCGCCACCACCACCGTCTTCCGCATCCTCAAGGACCGCTACACCGGCAGGGCCACGGGCAAGACCATCATGCTCGGGTTCAAGCAGGAGACTGGCCGTCTGTACGTGCGGGAGGACGATCCCTTCAGCGACAAGGACGCCAATGACCACGGCTTCAAGAACGAAGACGATGACGACCTACCGTTCTAGCAGCGGCTTCTGGTTTGCCATCGGCTTCCTCATGTGGGTGCTGCTCATGAGCCATCCACCGAAGGCACACTCCACCCCAGCGCCGGCCACCCATAGCCAGTGCTTCAAGGCGGTCGTCGGGCATCCCACACCGTTCTTCCTACCCTGCAGCTTCGTGACGCCAAGCCGTTACCCAGAGCAGTGGCTCTCCTCGGGGGTCGAAGTCTGACCTTCGATCACACCAACGAGAACATCCCCTCGGCGCTGATCGTTCGGCGCGAGGGTCACCGTCTAATCCTCCAAGGCAGAACTGCCAGCATCGTCCTGTTCGCGGAAGCGTGGAGGGACGTCGTGGGCGCAATTCAAGAGGTAATGAATGAACCAATTCCTACAGGTGCTGACCCGGTTTGAAGAACTGGGCGGCAAGGGCATCGTCTATGGCGGCTGTCTCCGTGACACCATCTGCGGCGTCGGCCCGATCAAGGACATCGACATCGCCGTCGAGAACACGCCCGAGAGCATCGCGGCCATCGACGCCTACGCTGCCGGCGACGAGTTCCACTCGAAGACCGAACAGTACATCGGCTACGGCAACTTCCCCGACGTCTACAAGTCGGTGCAGGTGGAACGCTTCTACGGACCCACGATCAACTTCGTGGTCGTCTCTCGGGACTTCCCATTCACGAAGAAGGACGTGGCCGAGCGGTGCGACTTCGGCATCTGCCAAGTGGCTCTCGATCATGAGGGCGAGTACCGCAGCGCGGCGTTCCGCAAGGACCGCCTGAGCTACACCTTCACCTACCTCCGTGAGCCATTCGACGAGGCCCAGTATCAACGCTCACTGCGCCGCTGGGAACGCCTTCGGGAGAAGTTCGAGGGGTGGCGTCTGGAGGTTCCCGGTAGGCAACTGACGGGCACCCGCGCCGACATGATCATCCTCGACGAGCTGTTCGCTTAATGGGTCTTCGGACCCTCGTCTTCGACATTGAGACGAACGGCCTGATCCCCCAGATGACCACGATCCACTCGCTGGTCATCCGAGACGCTGCAACCGGAGAAATCTGGAGCTGCGACGACCACACCAACCGCAACGGCTACTTCATCAAGGACGGCCTCGACCTCCTGATGGAAGCTGACGTGGTTGTCGGTCACAACATCGTCGACTTCGACATCCCCGCCATCCAGAAGCTCTACCCGTGGTTCAAGCCTAGGGGCCTGATCCGCGACACCATCGTCATGTCGCGTCTCATGTGGGCCGACATGACCGACGCCGACTTCCGGCAAGAGAAGCGGAAGGGCAAGGGCAAGTGGATCGAGCAGAAGATGTTCGGTCGCCACTCGCTCGAAAGCTGGGGCCAACGCCTCGGCATTTGGAAGGGTGACTACGGCAAGAGCAAGGAAGCCGAAGGCAAGGCCCTCGGTCTCAAGGGTGACGACCTCGTCAAGTTCGTCTGGGGCACATGGTCCCAGGAAATGCAGGACTACTGCGTTCAGGACGTCGAGGTCACCACCCAGCTCTGGCTGAAGGTGCAGTCCAAGGGGTTCTCGGAAGAGAGCATCAACCTTGAACATGACGTGCGCCGGATCGTCAGCCGGCAGGAACGCTACGGGTTCGCCTTCGACGAGGCCAAAGCGGTTCTCTTGCTGGGCGTCCTGTCGCAGGCCAAGGCCGACTTGGAGAAGACGCTCCTCGACACCTTCAAGCCGTGGTTCAGGGACCTCGGACGGAAGACCCCAACGGTCGACCGCTCGATCTCTCAGAAGCACATGAAGCCCCTCGGCTACCAGACCTACAAGAACGGGAAGCCGAAGCTCGACAAAGAGGGGCAGCCGGTCCCGATCTACCCGAAGTGCCACTACAGCACCGACGCCCCGTACACCGAGATCAAGCGCGTCCCGTTCAACCCGGGCTCCCGCTTCGACATCGCTGACAGGCTGAAGAAGATGCGTGGCTGGAAGCCCACAGAGTTCACCTCTGACGGGCATCCGAAGGTCGACGAAGAGACGCTGTCCGCGCTGCCGTACCCGGAGGCCAAGCTGCTCACGCAGTACCTCATGGTGCAGAAGCGCCTCGGCCAGCTCTCGGACGGCAAGGAAGCGTGGCTCAAGAACGTCCGCAACGGGCGCATCCACGGCTCGGTGAACACCAACGGTGCCGTCACCGGGCGCATGACCCACAGCAAGCCAAACATGGCCCAGGTTCCCGGCAACGGGGCTCCCTACGGTCATGACTGCCGCGCCCTGTTCATCGCGGTGGCGGGCAAGCTGCTGGTCGGTGCCGACGCCGACGCCTTGGAGCTGCGAGACCTCGCTGGCTACATGGCTGCCTACGACGGTGGTGCGTACATCAAGACTGTCCTCGAAGGTAAGAAAGAGGACGGGACGGACATGCACACTCAGAACGCGAAGGCGTTGGGGTGTGATCGTGCCACGGCCAAGGTCTGGTTCTACGCCTTCATCTACGGTGCCGGCGACTTCAAGCTGGGTCTGATCCTCGGCGTGAAGGGCTCCAAGCAGCAAGTCACCGCTGCTGGCAAGGCATCCCGAGCCAAGTTCCTCAAGGCACTCCCCGCCCTCGCCAAACTGGTCGACGCGGTCAAACGCAAGGCCAAGACGCAGGGATGGCTCAAGGGCCTCGACGGTCGCATCCTCATGGTGCGCTCCGAACATGCGGCTCTCAACACGCTCCTGCAGTCCGCAGGCGCAATACAAATGAAACGGGCTCTCGTGATCCTCGACAACAACCTCCAGGCCCTCGGTCTCATACCGGGCGTCAACTACGAGTTCGTCGGGAATATCCACGACGAGTGGCAGATAGAGGTCGATGAAGACATTGCCACGCTGGTGGGTGCGGAAGCCGAGAAGGCCATCCGACTTGCCGGTGAATACTACAAGTTCCGCTGCCACCTCGCCGGCAACTCCGTCGTGGGAAAGAGCTGGGCTGAAACACACTAAGGCTCCCCTTAACGCCCCTGGCTACGTCTACATCGCGGTTAATCCCGTGTGGCCCGGGCGCTGCAAGGTGGGTCTCGCCAAGGACCTCAAGAATCGTCTGCGGCAGATGAATACGAACGACCCCGACCGGGCATACGCCTTCCATGAAACGAGGAGATTTAATGATCGCAAACAGGCTGAGGCAGTTCTTCACGAGCTGCTGGCTGGCTATCGCATCGCCGGCACCGAATGGTTCGACCTACACCCTGAAGATGCAGCCGGTCTGCTACGGGGGCTCCATCGCAGGACGCCTGAGAGAGATCGACCGGAAGGCGATGCAGGAAGTCCTGACCAATAAATACGGCATCAAGGAGATCGATTGAGAACACTACTGATCGACGGGGACATCCTCGTCGTATCGACTGGAGCTGCCCTAGAGGTCGAGACCGACTGGGGCGACGACGAGTGGACCCTGACTTGCGACGTCAAGGAAGTTAAGGCCACCGTCCTCTCCACCATCCGCCGCCTTGAGCGAGACCTCGACGCTGACGCTTCGGTGATCACCCTGTCCAAGGGCGAGACGTTCCGCCACCAGCTCTACGCCGGCTACAAGAAGGGCCGCTCACGCAAGCCCGTCGGCACCAACGAGGTCAAGCGTTGGCTGATCGAAGAACACGGCGCGAAGTACAAGCCGGGGATCGAGGCCGACGATGTCATGGGCATCCTTGCGACCAACCCACGGCTGATCAAGGGCGAGAAGGTCATCGTCTCCCAAGACAAGGACATGCTCACGATCCCCGGCCTGATCTACCGCAACGGTGACATCGTTGAGGTGTCCCCCGGCGAGGCCCTTCACAACTTCCTCAAGCAGACCCTGACGGGCGACGTGACGGATGGCTATCCCGGCTGCCCCGGCATGGGTCCGGTCAAGGCCGAGAAGCTGCTCAAGGCCATAGAGCCAGGTGAAGCCTACTGGCCCCACATTGTGGCTGCCTACGAGAACGCCGACCTCACCGCCGACGACGCGCTGCTTCAGGCCCGCCTCGCCCGCATCCTCCACAACGACGACTACGACCACGCAAAGAAGGAGCCCATTCTGTGGACGCCGTGAACTGCCCACAATGCGATGCCGTCCCTCACGAACGCTGTCGCTTCAAGGGCCTCAACCCGCCCTGTGGCAAGCCAAAGCAGGAAGCCCCGGTGAAATCTGACGGGGGTTCCTCGTCCTACTACCTCATCCCTGAGGATGCCAAAGAGCTGATGGACCTGATCGAACACAAGAACATGGGCTTCAGCATCGGCAACATCTTCAAGGCTTGCTACCGCCTCGGTTCCAAGGACGGCACGTCGCGCGCCTATGACCTCAGGAAGATCATCTACTTCGCTCAGCGCGAGTTGGACCGCCTCGGGTGAATAGGGCCTCTACTAGCACTACGGAGGGGTTTCTAGCTCCTCCGCAGTTGTCTCGGGAAATCCTCGCGTACCTTCGACAGGTATTCCGCAATCGCCTTCCCGCCTTAACAGTTTCCGACCGTGAGCTTGGGGCTTTGATCGGAGAACAGCGAGTGATCGATCACCTCGCCGCAATCCTCCATAATCAGGAAGAAGACCTCCTCACCAATGTGCTTCAGCAAGCCAAAGATTGAGAAGGCCGACCCGGTCGCGCCTCCTCCCCCTCCGGCCATTGACAAGCCTCTCGCGCCTGTCTTGAACGAACCGTCCCGGCTGTCCAATACGGACGGCAACTCTGCCGCTGCCGCCCGAAGGGGTCGCAAGGCTCTCACCATCCCGCTGGCTCGTACCGGCGGCTCTGGCATCAACATCCCACAGTAACCCTTGGCCGACGCGACTGACGTAATCACCGCGAAGGCTCTCTACGCTCAGCTCTCCACCGACAGAGACCCGTATCTCAAGCGGGCTCGGAGAGCGGCTGAACTCACGGTCCCCTACTTGTTCCCCGCTGAGGGGTCCTCGGGGTCGACTGAGTTCGTAGAGCCCAACCAAGGTCTCGGCGCTCGTGGCGTCAGGTTCCTCGCTTCCAAGCTGAGCATGAGCCTGTTCCCGATCAACGCGCCTTTCTTCAAGTACGAAATTGACGACATCGCCCTCCAAGACCTGACCAAGGCCACGGACAAGCGTGGCGAGATCGAGAAGGCCCTTAGCGCCCGTGAGCGCGCCGTCATCAGCGAGATGAACGGCTCCATGTTCCGGCCCGTAGCCTTCGAAGCCTGCCGGCAATTGGTGGTCGCAGGCAACTATCTGATCTTCATACCAAAGAAGGGCAAACCCCGCGGTTTCCGCCTCAGCTCATACGTGGTCAATCGTGACCCGTCTGGCAACGTCCTTGACATCATCATCAAGGAAGAGGTCGCCCGCGCTGCCCTCTCAGAGGACATCAAGGCCAAGCTCGGAGCAGCCAAAGCTGCAGCCGAAGCGCCTCGCGATGCGAAGGTCGAAGTCTACACCAAAATCACCCTCGACGACGCGACGAACCAGTACATTGTCACGCAAGAGATCGACGACGTTGAAATCGACGGCGAGTACTCTGGCTCCTACCCGGCTGACAAGCTGCCCTGGCTTCCTCTCCGCTTCACCTATGTGGAAGGCGAGGACTACGGTCGCGGCTTCGTTGACGAGTACATCGGGGACCTCAACTCCCTAGACGTGCTGACCGAAGCTCTTCGCGACGGTACCGTTCAGGGTGCCAAGGTCGTCTGGATCGTCTCCCCCAACTCGACCGTCTCCGTCGTCAAGCTGTCAAAGGCTGAGAACGGTGCGTTCGTTCAGGGCGACATCAACGCCATCCAGCCCCTCAGGTTGGAGAAGGCGAACGACTTCGCGGTGGCCGAGCGGTTCATCCAGCAGCTCACCGAACGTCTCTCCTTCGCGTTCCTGCTCAACACCTCCGTCCAACGGAAGGGTGAGCGGGTCACTGCCGAGGAAATCAGGTACATGGCCGGTGAACTCGATCAGGGTCTCGGGGGCGTTTACTCGCTCCTGGCTGAAGAGTTCCAGATGCCAGTCGCCAAGCTGTTCGAAATCCGCATGGAGTTCGTTCGCAAGGTACCTCCGCTCCCCAAGGAGATCACCTCGACGACCATCGTCACGGGCCTAGACGCCCTCGGTCGCGGCAACGATCTGGCCAATCTCGACGCACTCATCATGGGCCTCACTCAGGTCCTCGGCGAGAACGGTGTCAACAGGTACCTCAACGGTGCCGAATACATCAAGCGCCGGGGTGCCGCTCTAGGCATCGACATGGGTGGCCTCATTCGTTCCGACGAAGAGATCGCCGCAGCCGACCAGCAGCAGCAGCAGATGGCGATGATCCAGCAACTCGGCCCTCAGGCAATCGCTCAAATGGGCGGCATGGCCAAAGAGAGCATGAAGCAACCCCCACAGGCCACGACAGGAGAACAGAATGGCTGATGAAACAACCCCGGTGGTGACCCCTGAGGTCCCAGCCGAAGCACCGAAAGCTGCCCCGAAAGCCAAGGCCAAAGAGCCGAAGCTGGCGGCTAACCAGACCCTGATGCTCAGCGGCAACGTCTACACGGCCAATTGATGGCAGCCATCGAAATCGTCAACGTTCAGGCAGCCCAGCCGACCGAAGATCAGGCTGCAGCGGCACTCGCGGAGGCGGCAAAGACCGCCCCGACCAACGAGGCCGAAGCCAAGGCCCAGATCGAGGCTGAGAAGCTGCTGCCGAAGCGGCCAAGAAAGCCCCGGCTGAGCGCCCTGAGTGGCTGGACCCGAAGTTCCAGACGCCGGAAGACCTTCAGAAGGCCTACGACGAACTGGCCAAGAAGCTCGGTGCGCCGAAGGAAGAGCCCAAGCCGGAAGCCGAGAAGACCGAAGCCGAGAAGGCCAAGGAAGAGGCTGACAAGAAGGCTGCCGACGAGAAGGCCAAGGAAGAGCCCAAGAAGGCATCTGAGGTCGTCGCCAGCCTGAACGAACGGTTCGCCGCCAACGGCAAGCTGGATGACGCCGACTACGCCGCAGCCGAGGCCATTGGTCACGACCGCGCAACTGTCGACGCCTTCATCGCCGGTCAGCAGGCTCTGGCCGAGATGGCCACGCAGCGCATCACCTCCGCAGCCGGTGGCAAGGAAAGCATGGACCGCATGTTCGCATGGGCGTCCACCTCCATCCCGGCAGCCGAGATCGACACCTTTAACAAAGCATTCGAAGGTGCAGACGTGAATGCCGCCGTCATCGCGATGGAGCAGCTCAAGGCCAAGTACGAAACGGCCAACGGCAAGGACCCGACACTGATCGGCGGCAAGCCGTCCGGTAGCTCGGTCGACGCCTACGGCTCGTGGGCTGAGGTCACGCACGACATGTCCGACGAGCGATACGGCAAAGACCCGGCGTTCCGCGCCAAGGTGCAGGCCAAGCTCGGTCGCTCGAACATCTAAACCGATAGACCCCCTCCGCCTCTGTAGGGCCATGGTGACTACACCAGCGTCTCAAGCGCACCGAGGGGGTCCCTCTCTCCCAAGGAACCATGAGACCCATTGACACTCTGGTGTGGCACTGTGCTGCCACGCCTGAAGGCAAGTGGTTCGACGTCGACGATGTCCGTAAGTGGCATACCCTACCGCCCCCGAAGGGACGCGGCTGGAAAGACGTTGGCTACCACTTCATCATTCTCCTCGACGGCACCATCCAGAAGGGTCGACCCCTAGACCGGGTTGGCGCTCACGTCGAAGGTCACAACACTGGCTCTATCGGCTGCTGCTACATCGGCGGCGTCGACGCCATCACCTTGAAGCCCAAGGACACCCGCACGGCTGCTCAGAAGGCAGCGATGCTGAAGCTCACCCAGGACTTGCTCAAGCAGTTCCCGAGCATCAAGCGCATCGCCGGCCACAATGAGTATGCCTCCAAAGCCTGCCCGTCGTTCGACGTCCGCAAGGACCCGCTCGGGAACCTCCCGACGTTCACCTCGGGTCGGCGTTCGTGATCCGCAGCAAGCGCAGGACCTCAAAGTTCTGGCTTGCGGTCACCCTCGCGCTCTCCTTCATCGCCCTGTTCAGTTGCATCTACAGGGGCCTTGAGACGGCTGCTGTGGGGATCACCGTGATGATCCCGGCAGTCTACGGAGCTTACGTCGGTGTCGGTCACATGGACTTCCGACAGGCCATCTCAAACATCCAACAGGAGCCCTATGGCTAAACTTTATGGCTGGCTGGCGGGCCTCATCGCGATCCTTGCCATCGTCGGCGTGATCTACGGCAAAGGCCGGCTAGACGCCAACCACGCAACCGAGACTGCGCAGCTCACCGAGACAATCGAGCTGCAACGCAAGGCAATCGAGAAGGAACAGGCAGCCCGCCAGTCGGACGCCATCGTCGCTTCCGAGAACGCCAAACGTCAGGCAGCCCTTCAAACCAAGATAGGCGAATTGAACCAGTATGTGGAAACGCTCGAAGACGCTGATCGCGAGTGCCTTAGTGGCGCTGACGTTGAGCGGCTGCGCGACCTCTGGCGCTAAGTTCGCCAAGCCGCACTACCCTGAGCTGCCCGCCGACCTGCGGGTATGCTTCGAGACCCAGGTCGCCCCGCCATCCAGCGGTGTGATGACCAAGAAGCGAGTGATCTTCCTGATCGCTGAGCTGAAGAAATCTGAGACCGAGAAGACCGACTGTGGCAAGCGCCTCGTCGCCTTCTACGACAATCTCTCCAAATAACAGCCGCACGAATGCTCTGTGCCGCCTGACCCACGTTACGGGTCACTCTTTCTCCTCTTCGAGCTTCACCAAGCCATCTAAGACTTTGGCAGCCTCTGCCACACATTCCATGAAGTGGTAATCTGGAGGACGTCCATTTTGAGGCGATGAAAGCTTAGCTAGTAGTTCAGCGACCTCCTCATCTTCAAAGTGCAAACTCCGTGAACTGTGAGCAAACAGATTCCTTATGGCCCTCAGCTTGTGCAATTCTTTAGCAAGCGGCTTCTCGATAAGGCCTAGGGCCTCCGCGATATGTATCCGCGAACTGAAGGTTGCAAGAGGTCCGAAACCCGAGAACAGGCGTTTGTAACTGTCCTTAGTAAGACCGGGCATATGGCTGACCAGGACCCTTTCAAGAGCGCCGTCGAGCTGCTGGGAAGTAACCAGAGCAAATCCAGCGTGCGTCCTCTTACGCATATCCCGCATAACTTTAAGCAGGTTAGTCCGTCTAATCTTATCCTCTCTACTAGACATGCTAGGCGCGCCCTCCCGGCGTAACAACACGCCACCTACTCCCTACCATTTGTTCTGACAGATCACACCCCTCTTTAGGCGGTGATCAAGGAACCAAGGAAGTCTCACCAGAAGACCACTTGGAGACCCGCCAACCGACCCTGAGGGGAAGGAAGCCGGACAATCCCAATGACGCTTCCAGTGCTGCTCCGAGGTCCGCGCAAACCTCAGAACAAACACGGGAATTAACACATGGCCAATCCTGGCATCGTTTCCAATCTCGGTCAGGCCAACGGCGCTGGCGCTCTCGACACGAACTTCGTCAAGGTCGCTACCGGCGAAATCCTCACCGCTTTCTCTCGCACCGTCGAGTACGCGGACAAGCACATGGTCCGCAACATCTCGCAGGGCAAGTCGGCGTCCTTCCCGGTCACGGGCCGCACGTCTGGCGCTCGCTACCACACCCCGGGCGATCAGGTCCTCGGTACGGTCGCGAAGTTCAACGAGCGCGTCATCACCATCGACGATCTGCTCCTGACCGACTACTTCACCGCCAACATCTACGAGGCGATGAACCACTTCGAAAGCCGTTCGGAGATGACCAAGCAGCTCGGCGAAGAGCTGGCTCAGGCCTACGACCGCAACGTCGCTCGCACGATCGTCCTCGCCGCTCGCGGCACTGCCGTTGTCGATGGCCTTCCGGGTGGTGGCTCGATCACCAACGCGGCTCTCCTCACGGACAGCGACCAGATGGCTAAGGCCTTCTTCGACGCCGCTGTGATCTTCGACGACAAGTACATCCCTGCAGGCGACCGTTGGGGCGCTCTGAAGCCGGTGCAGTACTACGCGCTGGCCCAGAACACCAAGGTCATCAACCGCGACTGGGATGGCAAGGGCTCCTACGCGGACGGCAAGGTCGTCAAGATCGCTGACATCCCGGTCTTCAAGTCGCTCAACCTGCCGAACGGCACGACCGTTGCGACCGGCCCGGCGAAGTACCAGGGCGTGTTCACGAACACCGCTGGCGTCATCTTCCACAAGGGCGCTGCCGGCACCGTCAAGCTGCTCGATGTGGCACTTGAGAGCGAATACATGGTCTCCCGTCAGGGCACCCTGATCGTCGCCAAGTACGCTGTCGGTCACGACAAGCTGCGCCCCGAGTGCGCCATCGAACTGAAGATCGCCTAATCGGCATCCTCTCCACACAGACCGGGGCCTCCTAACGGGGGCCTCGGTTTTTTTCGTTCAACCTCTCCACTGGAGGACCAATGGCCAACGGCCTGACCCCACTGACAGAGCTTGAGGCGATCAACGAAATCCTCGCGACCAGCGCCGAAAGCCCTGTGTCGACCCTTGAGGAGAACCAAGTGATCGACGCCTCGCTCGCCATGAATACCCTTCGGGCTACCTCGGTTGAGGTGCAGACCATCGGCTGGAACTTCAACACCGAAGAGGGCGTGAGCATCACTCCCGACCAGAACGGAGAGATCATCCTCCCTCGCAACGTCCTGAAGGTCGACACCTCGGGCGAAAGCTCCAGCATCAACGCTGTGCAGCGCGGCCAACGCCTCTACAACAAGGGCGACCGCACTCTCAAATTCACTACCCCCGTGACGGTCGACTGGGTCCTCGGCCTCGACTTTGAGGACCTCCCGTCCACGGCCCGCATGTTCATCACCATCAGGGCTGCCCGCAAGTATCAGGATCGATACTTCGGTGATCAGGCCACCCACTCCTACACGCTGCAGGACGAGCAGATCGCTCGGGCCGCGATGATGGAAGAGGAGATGGATAGCGCGGACCCGAACATGCTGAACGACAGCCAGTTCAGCGTAAGGCTCAAGACCCGGTCGTAATGGCTAAGGTCTCTGGGTCCATCCCTAACTTCGCCAATGGCGTCAGTCAGCAGGCTATGGCCCTGCGGCTGGCAACCCAAGGCGAACTCCAGACGAACGCCTATTCCACCATCGTGGATGGCCTCAAGAAGCGCCCTCCGACACAGCTCAGGGCGTCCCTTGGCGCGGCCTTAGAGGGCAACGTCTTCACCCATCAAATCAACCGTGACGCCAACGAGCGGTACGAGGTCATTGCCACACCCACGGCGATCCGCGTGTTCACCCTCGACGGCGTTGAGCGCATCGTCACGGCTCCCAATGGCTTCGGCTATCTGAGCTACGACGAGGGTGCCTACGACCGTCCTCCCTATCGGGCACTGACGGTTGGCGACTACACCTACATCACGAACCAGACGACGAAGGTCGAGCTGGACACTGCGGTGGTCGAGCAGGTCTCCCCGAGTGAGGCGCTGGTCAACGTCATGGCCGGCAACTACGGCAAGAGCTACGCGATCAAGATCAACAACGTCGAGGTGGCTCGCTACCTGACGCCAGATGGTCAGAGCGCCGCTCAGTCTCCAGCCGTGGACGTCTCCTACATCGCCCGCCGATTGGCCACTGGCGAGACCGTTGTCCTCAAGGAAACTGTCAACGGCAAGGCGAACGGCGACTGGACGTGGGAGGCGACCGACACGAACCTCGCCGCCAATGGCATCACCCCGGCAAACGGCTGGACCGTCAGGGTCTTCAAGTCGACGATCTACATCAAGAAGGACGACGGTGCCGACTTCAGCATCGCCGTCGACGATGGCTACAACGGCCACGCCATGAAGGCGATCCGCAAGACGGTTCAGGACTTCGCTGATCTGCCGGCTTATTGCGAGGACGATGTCGCCGTAGAGGTGACCGGCTCGGTCGGCACCCAGTTCGACAACTACTTCGTCCGGTTCGACCGGCAGGACGCCAACTCCTCCATCGGCGTCTGGCGTGAAATACCCAAGCCCGGGATCGTCACCGCGTTGAAGGCCTCGACGATGCCTCACGTCCTGACCCGTCAGGCAGACGGCACGTTCAAGTTCGACGTGGCCAACTGGGACAAGCGGAAGTGCGGCGACGACGAGATAGCTCCCGGCCCGTCCTTCGTGGGCGAGAAGGTCAACGAGGTTCTGTTCTTCAAGAACCGCCTAGGGTTCCTGGCTGGCGAGAACGTCGTCCTATCCCGGCACGGCAGCTTCTTCGACTTCTGGCGCTCAACAGCCACGGCACTTCTCGACGATGATCCCATCGACGTGGCAGCGACCGATAACGGTGTCTCTGTGCTTCGCAGTGCGGTGGCCTCTTCGGACAGGCTGGTCCTGTGGGCTGACCAGACGCAGTTCACCCTCATGGGCAACGAGCTGCTGACCCCTAAGACAGCCTCGATCCGCCCCTCGACATCGTTCTCAACGTCCAGCAAAGCGCGCCCTGTGCGGGCTGGCAACTCGATCTTCTTCCCGGTTAACCGTGGCCAGTTCACAATGATCCGAGACTACAAGATCGACGTGAACACCGGCCTAGCGGACGCCGAGGACACGACCGGACACGTCCCGCAGTACATTCCGGGGACAGCCATCAAGCTCGCCGCGTCGACCCACGAGGACATCCTTGTGGTGCAGGCTGACGGTGACGCTGCGTCCCTCTACGTCTACAAGTACTACTGGTCGAACGATCAGCAGCTTCAGGCGAGCTGGTCCCGGTGGACATTCCCCGGCGTGACCTCGATCCTCGACATAGGCTTCATCGACAGCCAGCTCGTCTTGGTCCTCAACAGGGGCACCAAGGCGTTCATTGAGGTCATGGACATTCAGCCCGGTGGGGTCGATCCCAACATCCGCTTCGTGGTCAACCTCGACAGGCGCTTCAGGGTCGAGAACTACGGTTCCCGTACCTATGATCCCTACTCCGATCTGACTTACGTCCAGACCGGCCACGACATGAACGATGCAGCCTACGTCTGCGTCACGGCAGGCTCGCCCAACGCGATCCTTGAGCCAGGTCTACAGATCGGCATCGTCTCCAAGGCGGATGGCTCAGTGGTCCTCCAAGGCGATCTGAGGGACGTCCCGCTCTACTTCGGGACCACCTACGAGACCCGCTACGGGCTATCAACGATCTTCATCAGGCAGGACAGCCGCAACGGTGGCGTCTCTGTCATCACCGAGGGTCGGCTCCAGCTCATCAGCCTGCTGATCCAGTTCTCGAAGACCGCATACTTCCGTGTCGAGGTCACCCCTCTGGCTCGTGAGACGCGACCCTACAACTCGACTGGACGCCTCATGGGTGATCCGAACAACAGGGTCGACGAGGTCAATCTGGCAGACGGTTCCTTCAAGGTCCCGATCCTGTCCAAGAACGACCGAGTGAAGGTCGAGATCGTGAACGACAGCTACCTCCCGTCCTGCCTGCTCTCCGCAGAGTGGGTCGGCAACTACGTCCAGAAATCACAAAGGATTTGATGATCACCATTCGCAGGGCCAAGGTGGCCGACGCTATTTCCTTGGCCCCGCGTTTGCGTTCAGCAGATCGGGATGAGTGCAGGGCTTACCTCGGGATCGAACCTGAGGTGGTCCTGCCGCAGCTCGTCCAGCAGGGCAACTACGTGTGGGCCGGCGTGGAGCCCAACGGGGAGGTCTTTGGCCTCTTCGGTGTCGACCCCGTCAAGGGCAATCCCCATCTCGGGATCGTCTGGATGGTCTCCTCGCCCGCCATCATGAAACACCGCCGAGAACTCATTGGCATGACCCCGAAGTGGCTCAAGAGGCTACATAAGGTCCGTCCCCTCCTCGGCAACCACATCGACGCGCGCAACACCACGCACATCCGCTGGCTCAAGCGCATGGGTTTCTCGTTCCTGAGGACCCACGCTGAGTTCGGCGTTGAGAAGCGTCCCTTCCACGAATTTGCAAGATTGAGGTCATAACGAATGTGCATTGGCGCAGTCGGTATGGCTGTTGCCCAGTTCGCTCTGTCCGCAGCCAGCACTGTCGCCGGCTTCATGGGCCAGCAGCAGCAAGCAGAGGCGCAGCAGCAATACTACGAGAACAACCGACAGGCGGCTAACAGGGCTGCCGTCAACACCTACGCGGCCAACCAGAACCGCGCCCTACAGGAACGCAAGGCTGCCTCTCAGGAGCAACAGAACCTTGCCACCGAGGCGATGCGAGGTAGGGCCACCGCTGAGGTGGCTGCCGGCGAAGCCGGTGTGACGGGTCTCTCCGTCGATGCCCTGATCGCTGACTACTACGGGCAGCAGGGCCGCTACGAGCGCACCCTCGACAACAATTACCAGATGCAGGCCGACTATCTCCGTGGCGAGATGGACGCAACTCAGGCTCAGGCCGAGGGCCGCATCAACTCGGTCCAACAGGGCCAGAGGCCATCCTTCGCCGACGCTGCCATCCGTATCCTCGGTGGTGGTCTCGATGCGTATGGCGGCTTCCAACGAGCTAGGGCAGCAGGGGTCGCTTAATGGCAGGACAAGGAAGAGTTCAGACACCGGAGCTACAGGCCAACATTCGGCTTCAGCCAGCTCCGATGCAGTCTGACACATACGCACCACCGGCTCAGCCGGCCAGGAACGAGAACATGTTCCGTTTGGCTGACGCCCTCGGGTCATTCTCGAACACCCTCGGGAACCTCGTAGGCGTCGTCGGCAAGCCCGACAAGGCTGCCCGCGAGCGTGAAGAGGCCATGTTCCAGAAGCGGATCGCCGGCCAGACCCTCGAAGAGACCCGCAAGGACATCGCTGAGGGGCGCATGTCGGTGACGGACGACAAGTTCGCCAACGCTGCGCGCCAGTCGGTCTACGGCAACAAGTGGGCTCAGGGCCTCGCGCAGGACACCGACACCGAGCTTCAGACCAACTTCGATTGGGACAACGGGAACCCCGAACAGTTCCTCGCTCAGAAGTTCCAAGAGAACATCGAGAAGAGCGGCCTGACGGACCCGAACGCCATCGCCTCAGCGGCCAAGGCGTGGGACCAATACAAGACCTCGGTCCTCGCCAAGCAGGACAAGTACCGGATCGATCGCACGAACCAGTCGACGGTCGATACCGCCTTCACGGTCATCAGCGACAAGGCCAACGAATGGATCACCAACGGTGTCGCGCCGGATCAGTTCGCCAAGAACCTCAACGCTATGCGTGGAGAGCTGGGGACCAAGGGCTCCCTCGGTGCCAACGAAGAGACGCTCGATCAGGAGTACCTCAACACCGCCGCCAGGATCGCCCAGACGAACCCTGAGTACGCCGTGGCGATGCTCGATGCGGAATACAGCGGACGGTCTGGAAAGACCACCCTGTCGTCGCAGCGGGCCTACCGTGACCGCGTCCTGCAGATCAAGGCTGAGGCTGCCAAAGCCATCGGCGTTCGGGAGGACAAGAACCAGCAGCTCAGCATCGACACCCAAGCCGATAGCGCGCTGTCTGAAGACAAGCTCGACCGGGTCACCGACGTCACATGGACGGACCACAACGGTGAGCAGAAGACGGTCAACGCCGAGACGCTGAAGAAGGAGACGTTCAACCGCTACCTCCAACGGTCTAGCGAGATCGCCACCGCCAACAAGGAAGACCCGCAGCAGACTATGGCTCGGGAACTCCGTAAGGCGCAGCTCGCCGGCCTCGACCATCCCGGCCTCAAGTCTGTCGTGACTGGGATCGCTGGTGCCGCTTCGGTGGACATGGCGCAAAACCCTGACGCGATGGAACGGGTGATGGACAAGGTCAAGGTCGCGAGGTGGCTCTACAACACCTCCAAGAACACCTACATGTCCTACGTGACGGAGGCCGACCGTGACTTCATGGAAAGCTTCATCATCGCCAAGGACGGGCTGACCGGCGAAGATGGCCGGCAGATGTCCGATCAGGCAGCCCTAGAGTTCGCCGTGCGGACCTCGCAGCCGGTACAGGTCGATGGCCTGAACTTCACTCGCGAGCAGAACGACAAGATCGACCAGTCCGTGAAGAGCCTAGCTTCCTCGGATGGTTGGGCGTTCGGCCTCTTTGGCACCTCCACAACCCCATGGAACTCAGCCGCAGCACAGCAGCGTGTGGCCTCCATCGCCAAGCGCCTCGTGCGTGGTGGCGTGGATCAGAACATGGCGATCACGCAGGCCACCGAGGCCGTCAAGCGCAACTCGATCACCTACAATGGCACCCTGCTGGAACTCGGTAACAGGGCTCTCCCCGACAACTACAGGGGCGCTCTGGATGGTATCATCGGGGACTTCGCGACGGCCAATCCTGGCGTCCTGAAGGACCACGACATCTCGGCCAGCGACATCACCATCCTGCCGATTGGCGACATCAACCGCTCTGGCGGCCGATTTATGCTGATCGACAAGAACACAGGTGCGAGCCTGATGGATGACAAGGAGGGGACCCCCTACTTCGTCACCCTCCAGACTATCCGTGACCGTGGCCGCTCGATGACCGACGCGAGTACCGCTAAGGCTGCCAATGACATCTCCGTCAGGGGCGCTGCCAAGACCCGTGGTCTGGTGCCGGTCGAGAGTGATGATGGCAATGGCCGTGTCTGGGTCGATCCCAAGACCCGCGAACACTACGACATCCAGCTCCCGGCTGAACCGGGCGGCAAGCCCATCGTCAAGAAGCTTGGCAGACGGGCTCCCGTCAACCCCAACAGGCCCAAGTACAACGACAACGGCTTCATGCCGCCGCTGAGCCCTCGGGCAAACTAACCCAACAGGCCCTCGACTAACCCTCGGGGGCCTCTTTCATTTCACCCATGAGGAACAATGAACGACGAACTTAGAAACGCCATCAACGCTGAGGCTAAGCGGATTGGAGCTGACCCGCTCGATTTCGCCACGGCCATGTCGTATGAAACTGGCGGCACATTCGACCCATGGAAGAAGGGTCCGACGACCCAGTGGGGCCAGCACATCGGCTTCATCCAAATGGGTGGCCCGCAGCGCAAGCAGTTCGGCTACTCGCCCGACAAGTCCATCACACAGCTCGTGGCATCGTCCGCTGACTATCTGGTCGCCAACGGCTTCAAGCCGGGGATGAGTGGGATGGACCTGTACTCCACAATCAACGCTGGTGCCCCGGGCCGCTACAGCGCCTCTGACGCTAACAATGGTGGCGCTCCAGGCGACGTGAGGGACAAGTGGGAGAACCAGATGGCAGGGCACCGCAGGAACGCGGCGGCTCTCCTCGGCGGCACCTATCAGGCGATCACTTCGTCCGCTCCCAACGGCTCAGCCGACATCGGAATACCCTCGGTAGAGGTCTCCGACTGGCGTACAAACACGCCCCGCGCGCCCGAAGTTGAAACCGCCGAGACCGGCTGGTGGCAGCTCCAGAGTGACGCCTACAACACCCAGCAGACGCTCCCGTGGCTGGCCGTCCAGAACAAGCAGATCGCCCCCGATCCGAACTGGTCGCTGGACCCCAAGCGCGTCAAGCAGGACTTGGAGCTGCGCGGTGTCCCCGAGAGCGAGGTTGAACGCTACACGGCCCAACTGGCGAGCGTCTCTGAGGCCGACTATCAGGACAACCTCGGTCGCGTTAAGGACGACTGGGATCGCAACGTGCGGCTCTCCAACGCTGGCCTAAGCGGCACTGCCCTTAGCATGGCCAACTCGTTCCTCGATCCGGTGGCCCTTGGTGCCGACCTCATGGCAGCCACAGTGGCTCCCGCGCTGGTCATCGGCAACCGTGGCCGTCGCCTCGGCAGGGTCCTTGAAGGGGCCATGGCCGGTGCCGCTGGTGGCGCTGCCTCGGTGGCGCTCAACGCCGCAGTGAACCCGAACGTCAACCAATCGGATCTTCTCGCCGCGACCGTCTTCGGCTTCGGCGTCGGTGGCGCAGTGGGTCACCTGATCGGTCGCCCTGAGACAACCTTCGAGGGCGCTCAGGTTCAACGCGCTGGCCGTAGGGCTGTGGAGGCCCATGAGGGCGTCAACATGGCTGGTTCGGTGGGTGCCGCGAAGGCTTCCCCGAATGCCCCGTTCCTCAATGAGGATGGTCTCGGTCTCCTCGACAAGAGAGACTTCGACCCAACCTTCGCCGGCTCGATCCGCCCCGACCTCTCGGCTCGCCTTCAGCAGGACCCTAACGTCCTCGTCAACGCTGGCGCTGGTCTCGTGCAGGACGGCACCGGCAAGGCCAACGGCGCGGTGAACGCTATCGCCGCCTCGGAGGATCAGGTGCGGCTCTTCGACGAGAAGCGGATCATTGAGGCTCAGACCTACAACCCGCAGCTCGCTGATTACGCCAAGCGCCAGAAGAACATGAACAAGGACCAGATCGAGCGTCAGTTCAACGACGAGGTCCACTCCTACATCACCGACAGGGCTCCGGGGCGGGCAGACCGCTATGACCCTGCGGTCGTCAAGGTGGGCAACAAGCAGGCTGAGCTGTACGCCGACGCGCTGAAGCTCCAGCAGAACCCGTTCATGCGTGAAGGGATCGAGGACGCTCGTCCAGTGCTTGGCGCTGACAGCATCCCGACCGACCCCCACTACGCCCCGCGCTACTGGAACAGCAATGCGATCATCGCGGCGGTCAACGAGTTCGGCATCGCCCCTATCGAGAACCTCATCGGAAGGGCCATGAAGTCTGCCAATACGGCTCTCGCGGATGACGTGATTGACCGCACGTCCAAGGCATTCACCAAGGCCATCGTCGACCGGGCTCACGGCCTCGAAGACGTCTCCTCGCACATCCTCAGCTCCGACCAGCTCGACAACCTCGTCGAGATGCTGGAGGGTCACTACGGGCTCGCCCCGGAGGACGCCAAGGCTCTGAAATACGAGTTCGGCAAGACCCACGCAAAGGACGCCGGCAGGGATGGCCGCAACAAGGCCCGCCTGCTGCTGGACGAGAAGATGTCCCTTGAGAACGTCGCCAACAAGCAGGGGGTCGTGGATGAACGTGGTCTCAGCATCTCGGACCTCGTGGTCACTGATGCCCGTCAGAACTTCACCCGCTACATGCGCAACGCCATGGGCCGGGTTGCACTCGCCCGGTACCGCTTCAAGGACCCGCAGACCGGGGAACTCCTGATCAACGGCTTCACCAGCGACAGGGAGTTCGCCCAGTACATCACCAAGGTCAAGCAGAAGAACGCCGACCTGATCTCTGAAGGCAAGATCACCAAGGCCCAAGCGGCTGCCGGTATTGAACGCCTGGAATACGCCTATGCGTCAATCCTCGGTCGCCCCACAAGCGCCATGGAAGCTACCAACGCGGGCTGGTTCCTAAGGATGGTCAGGAAGTACAACTTCTCGCGCATCATGAACCAAGTCGGCTTCGCTCAGATTTCTGAGATTGGAGCCCCTATCGCGTCCCTCGGCTGGAAGGCTGCACTCACGCAGGCACCGGCCCTCAGGCGCGTCGTGACGGATGACGGAGCCTCGCTCCTGAAGTCTGGCCTCGGCGACGATCTGGAAGCGATCATGGGCGTCGGCGCTGACCGGCTACTGAACACCTCCGACTACCGCATCGACGAGTTCTCCGGTGGCCTTCATGCCGACCAGACGTCGAGCTGGAAGGAGTTCGTGGAGGGCAAGCTGAACAAGGCCAACAGGATCACCTCGGAAATCTCGGGGCTGACACAGGCCAACGTCATGCTGGAACGGTGGACCGCCAAGGCCATCGTGCAGAAGTTCTCCGACATGGCTGCCAATGGCGGCAAGGGGATGTCAGCCGCTCGGCTGGCCGACCTCGGTCTCGACAAGGCCATGACCAAACGGATCATGGACATGTTCAACACTGAGGGCAACTTCGCGCATGAGACGGGCTTCATCACAGGCCGCAAGGTCACCCGCGCTCACTTCGATAAGTGGGCCGATACGGAGGCCCGCGAGGCGTTCATCTCGGCAGCCCACCGGCTGTCCCGTCAGATCATCCAGAAGAACGACATTGGGAACATGACCAAGTGGATGTCCCATCCGCTGGCCAAGGCCCTGATGCAATTCCGCACGTTCATGGTCGGATCGTATGGCAAGCAGACCCTCAAGGTCGCCCGAATGGTCCACGACAGGGACTACCTGGCTGCGTCTCACCATCTCGTGATGACCACGGCATTCGCTGCCGCTGGCTACATCCTGCAGATGAAGGCTCAGGCCATGCTTCGCTCGGACGGGGAAGAGTTCCTCGAAGAGCGGCTCAGCCCCAAGAACCTCTCTGCGGCAGCCTTCTCGCGGGCAGGCGCTTCCTCGATCATCCCGATGCTCGTGGACACTGGCCTCGGCTTGGGTGGGCAGGACACCCTGTTCTCCTACACCCGCTCGACGGGACAGGCGAGCAACATGCTGTTCGGCAACCCGACCACGGGTGGCATCGACGACCTGTACCAAGCTGGCCGCTCTCTGGCCGGCATCGCCCGCGAGGGTGAGTGGTCACAGGAGGAGGCCCGCAAGGTCGCCCGCGTCATGATGTTCGGCAACTCTCTACCCATCGTCATGGGTCTCAATGGCTGGATCAGCGGGCTCCCCGAAAGAGCCCCCCGCTAGTACCCCACACATGCACCCAAACGAGGCCCTCGGCTAACCCCGGGGGCCTTTCTGCATTCCCCATCAAGGAACGAAATGACCACACCAATTCTATCCTTCGTCGTCTACGACGGGGACGGGTCGACGCTCGACTACACGTTCGACTTCGGCTACCTCGACCGCAACCATATCAAGGCGTACATCGACGACGTTGCCTCGGGTGACTTCACTTGGACCGGGCCGTTCTCGCTCCGCTTCAACACGGCACCAGCAGTCGACACGAAGGTCCGCATCGCCCGCGAGACGCCTTCGGCTGCACCGCTGGTGACCATTGCGAACGGCTCCTCGCTGCGAGCTGAGGACCTCAACAGGCAGGCCCTGCAGTCCATGTACGTCAGCCAAGAGAGTGCTGACATCGCGGTTCTGATGAAGTCTGGAACGCTCTCGGCTCCCGTCACGGATGCCGGTCGTGTCATCCTCCAGTTTCCAAGCATCGAAGAGCGCCGAAATGGCGTTCTGGGCTTTGACGCCGATGGCCAGTTCCGCCCCTTCACGTCAGCCGACATGCCCAAAGGCGAGACCGGCGACAAGGGTGCGACCGGCGATCAGGGGCCAATTGGTCCTCAGGGTCCGCAAGGTCCTGTAGGTCCGCAAGGCATCGAAGGTCCGGCTGGCGCTAACTACTCCCCTGACGCTCAGGGATTGACCTCTGGCCGTGCAGCCTACGACGCGCAGGCGACTGGCTTCTCCTACCTCGACATTGAGGTTGGTCAGCTCTTCTGGAAGCTGAGCGCGACCTCCGGCGATTGGTCCGCAGGAATCGCCTTTGGTGCCGGCGCACAGGGCGTCCAAGGCATACAAGGCCCGGAAGGCCCGGCTGGAGCCCAAGGCCCGGCAGGTGCCACAGGACCCGCAGGTACCCCGGGGATGATCTGGCGTGGCGCTTATGCAGGCGCTACGGCCTACACCCCTAAGGATGTCGTCTCGTACGCCGGGGCGGCATACATCAACACCGTCGCCTCGACGGGCAACCTTCCGACCAACACGAGCTACTGGAACCTCGTCGCCGCTAAGGGCGATCAGGGCGTACAAGGCGTCCAAGGTCCGGTCGGCCCCGCTGGTCCTCAGGGCAATGTCGGTCCACAAGGCCCGACCGGCTCCAACGCTACGGGCTCCAAATACCGTTCCTACTCCTCGTCCGCGACCTGGACAAAGCCTGCCGGATTGGTGGGAGTTCTGATCAGGATCAGAGGCGCGTCCGGTGGCGGTGGCGGGGCTGTAAGCGGCAACGGCAGTGGTCGTGGGGGTATCGGAGGTTCAGCCAGTGAGGCCACTCGGTATGTCCCTGAGGCGTCTCTTGGGGCTACGGAAACCATCACCATAGGGGCGAAGGGCACCGCAGGAGCAGCCGGCAACAACGCTGGTGGCGCAGGTGGCACCACATCCTTTGGTTCGCTTCTGGTGGCGACGGGAGGCGGAGGCGGTGGGGGCTCTTCCGGAAACGGCGTTACTGGCACCGGAGGCACCCGGGGAGACATCACGTCTGCGTGGGACACAAGGCCCTATACTATTGACACCTCCCTCACGCCGGTGAACGCGGCGAACGAGCCTGGCACTCCCGCCACACCGGGATCAGGCAACGGTGGACGCGGTGGGGGCAACGATAACGGCTCCCGCCCCGGCGGCGTCGGTGACACCGGCTTTATCGAAATTTGGGAGTTCTACAACTAATGGCTAGAATGGCCGTCCTTCTCAGCGGCATCGTTGAGAACATCATTGAGGCTGCCCCGGGGTTCACACTCCCCGGGCGCTTCATCCTTCCCGCGCCGGATGGCGTCGACATTGGCTTCACCTATGCCAATGGCACCTTCACGGACCTCCGCGTCCCTGAGGTCATCACCCCCGAGGAGGCCCGCGCGGCTCTCCCTCAGATCACCCCAAGGCAGCTCAGGCTTGGCCTTCTGTCCATCAACATCACCGAGGCCGACGTCGGCTTCAAGCTGGTCAATGACCCGGCTGGAATGATCGAGTGGAAGTGCGCGACCTACTTCAAGCGGACCCACCCTCTCGTCGATAGCCTCGGCGCACTCTTCAGCATCACCCCGGAGCAGATCGACAGCCTCTGGGCATGGGCGGCTGGACTGTAATGCTCTCTCTAATCACAGGAACAACCACCGTGGATAACACCACCGCTGCGGTCGCCGTCTCCGCAGTCTCCAGCCCTGTCTGGCTCCCGTGGCTCCACGCTGCGTCTGACGGCGCTGCACTCATCGCTCCCATCCTCGGTACCGTTTGGCTGGTCGTTCAGATCGTCTCAAAGGCCCGGGAAATGCTCCGAAAGGACCCCAAGTGAAGACCGACAGCAAGGCGCTCGAAGCTCTCTTCGACACCTTCGCCAAGCAGCTCGACGATCTCCTCTCAAATGGCCGAACGGTCGTCGACAAGGAGACCGGCGAGGCTGTCCGCATTACGCCCGACGCGGCGTCCCTGAATGTCGTCCGTCAGTTCCTCAAGGACACTGGCACGAAGCCCGTACCGGGCACCAACAAGGTCGTCAACGATCTTGCCTCGAAGCTCCCCTTCGACGGCTCTGAACACGATCAGGATTACCCGAGACACTGATGAACATCACCGCACAGAATACCTTCACCACGCCTGTCCTCATTCAGGGCGGCAACACCTTCGACGTGTCCGTCAGTGGCACGTTCGTCGCCACCGTGACCCTCCAGCGGTCCAAGGATGGCACCACGAACTGGGTCGACGTTGACACCCTCACGGAACCCGGCGAGTGGACCGGCGATGCCGGCTCGGCTTGGTTCTATCGCCTCGGCGTTAAGACCGGCGAGTTCACCTCGGGCACTGTCGTAGTGGACCTGTTCGACTAATGGGTATCCTCATGCCCGTCCTTCGGCGGACCCTCTGGGTTCCTCCGGGGGGCGGCGGCGGTGAGCCTGTGCTGCCGTCGCTTTACCTGGGTCAGGTCGCTACTAAGAGCACCATCCCGTCGAACCGCTCGACAACGAACAAGCAGGCGAACAGCCGAAGCCATCACATCGCTCGCGACAACATTACGTCGCTACAGATCGAACTGCCGAACTGGTACTGGATACGGTCTAGCGCCGGTCCTGAACAGGGTAGCGGCGGCAACATCACCTATTCCGCGTCTATCGAGTACCCCGAGGGCGTGTTCACGCAAGTTCTGTTCGGCGGTGCCACAAGTGGCGTCTGTGCTGATAACACCGCCCTTCTGTCGGACGCTGTTGCGGTCACTATCCCCGATGGCGCTTCGTTCTGGGTCCGCACCTATGCGAACGCAGTCGGAGCTATCGTGTTCTTGGAAGGCAACGTCGGCTACTCCCAGAGAGACGCGGCGAACGGAGAACTCTACGAGTACGCAGCCTCCGGTATCACTAACAAGACCATGGGCGGCACCCTTGTAGACAACGGCGCTACCAGCAATCCTATCTTCCGCCCTACAGCTATCGTTGCTCAGACCAGAAAGCCCTCCGTACTGATCATCGGCGACAGCCGGGATTGGGGCTTCACTGATACGCACGACGGATCGGGTGATCTTGGTGACTTGGCGCGAAGCATCGGACCTTCGTACGGCTACATCAACGCTGCATGTGCCGGCGACAAGTTCTCGGCATTCAACACTGCCAGCGCCCGTCGTAGGGAACTGCAGCAGTACGTCTCGCACGTCATCATTGGTGACGCGATCAACTCGCTGCGGTCAGGTGGCTCCGGTCAGAACAAGACTGCAGCAACGGTTCTGGCCGAGCTGCAGACCACTCTGGAGTTCTTCACCGACAAGGTACGCTTCACGACCACTTGTGGAGGCCCGCAGACCACTTCTACCGACAGTTGGGCGACCCTTGAGAACCAAACCTACAACGCAAACTGGCAGCAGGTCGTAGCGTACAACGACGCTATCCGTGCCGGTGTTGCGAACAGTGCAGGCTTCTTCGAGATCGCTGATTGGGTCGAAAGCTCCAGGAACAGCGGTAAGTGGTGGGTGAACGGTACTGCTCTCGCTACTACGACGGATGGCCTGCACGCGACGCAAGCCAGTTATCTACGGATAAAGAACAGCGGCGCTGTGAACCCGGCTCTGCTCACCCGAGCGGGCCTGTAAGAGAAGCCCGCCAGCGCGCGTTAGGTCAAACCTGACAACCGATGCCCCAAGCTCGTGACGCGCGCTGGTGGCGCTCTCTCCCCCCTTTCTGAAGGATTTAATGACCAAGCAGACGCTTGCTGCTTCGACCCATTTGTCGACGCAGACAGACCCACTCCGCGACTTCCGCAACTTCCTGTATGTGGTCTGGAAACACCTGAACCTACCGGACCCCACGAAGGTCCAGTACGACATCGCTTCGTTCCTCCAGCATGGCCCCAAGCGTCTCATCATCGAGGCGTTCCGAGGGGTCGGCAAATCGTGGGTCACCTCGGCCTTCGTCTGCTGGCTGCTCTACTGCGATCCCCAAACCAAGATACTCGTCATCTCGGCCTCCAAGCAGCGGTCGGACGACTTCTCGACCTTCACCATGCGCCTCATCTTCGAGATGGAGCTGCTGGCCCATCTGAGGCCCGTGGACGGCCAGCGCATGTCCAAGGTGGCCTTCGACGTCGCACCGGCTCGCGCCTCTCACGCGCCGTCTGTGAAGTCGCTGGGCATCACCTCGCAGATCGCGGGGTCGCGCGCCAACGTCATCATCGCGGACGACATCGAAGTCCCGAACAATTCCGACACCTCGCTCAAGCGCGAGAAGCTGTCCGAGCAGATCAAGGAGTTCGACGCCGTCCTCTCGCCGGGTGGCCGCATCATCTACCTCGGCACCCCGCAGACCGAGATGTCGATCTACAACCTCCTGCCGGATCGCGGCTACGTGGTCCGCATCTGGCCAGCCAGGTATCCCGACGAGGAGCGCCGCGCGAAGTACGGCTCGAAGCTGGCCCCGCTGATTGGCAGGGAGCTGGACGCTGATCCCGACATCGTGGGCACGTCTACGGACCCCGAGCGGTTCTCTGAGGTGGACCTGGACGAACGTGAGCTGTCCTACGGGCGCTCTGGCTTCTCCCTGCAGTTCATGTTGGACACCAGCCTGTCGGACGAGGACAAGTACCCCCTCAAGCTCTCTGACCTCATCGTCATGGGCCTCGACACCAAGATGGGACCGAGCGAGGTCGCGTGGGGCTCGTCCCCTGATCAGGTCCTTGAGAAGCTCCCGATGATCGGGCTGCCGGGTGACCGATTCCACCGCCCCATGTTCGTCTCCAAGGATCACATCCCGTTCGAGGGATCGACCATGTTCGTCGACCCGTCAGGGCGCGGCAAGGACGAGACCGCGTGGGCCGTGGTCAAGATGCTCCACGGTACCCTCTATTTGACCCGTGTGGGCGCTGTGAGGGCCGGCTACGACAACGGTACGCTGGACAAGATACTGCTCGATGCCAAGGAACAAGGCGTCAACCTCATCCTCGTCGAGCCCAACTTCGGTGACGGCATGTTCGCTCAGCTCCTCCGGTCCCGAGCCCAGCTCGTCTACCCGGTCACGATTGAGGATGCCGACTGGTCGAAAGCCCAGAAGGAAGCCCGCATCATCGACACCCTTGAGCCAATCATGAACCAGCACCGTCTGGTGGTCTCCGACAAGGTGATCGAGCGTGACTACGACAGCACGACCGGCTACCCGCTGGAAGACCAGAACCGCATGAGGCTCTTCTACCAGATGACCCGGATCACCAAAGCCCGGGGTGCCTTGGCTCACGACGACAGGCTCGATGCCGTTGCCGGTGCTGTGGCCTACTGGTGTGAATGGATGGCAAGGAACCAGACCACTGCTGCTGACCAGAGGAAGCAGGACCTGTTCGATCAGGAGCTGGCTCGGTTCATGGAGAACGCCCTCGGGGCCTCCTTACAGTCGTCCCCTCGGTTCTTCTAGAGGACCCCCTCAAGGGAATAGGGCCTCTACTAGGACTACCCCCGAGGGTTCCCCTTAGAGTGTACCTTAGGGTGACACCTGAGAGGGAACCTAAGGTACCCCTTAGGGTCCTACCTGAGAGCCTTCCATCAAGGTTCCCCTTCAGTCCCCCTGCAGTTCTCCCAGGGTGTGACTGAGGGGGCACAGGTACTCAGTAGTCCCTGGTATCGGGAAGAAGGACCCCCTCCTCCTTGGCTGCCAGCCTGAAGCACCTTCGGACATCCTGAAGGGACGCGCGCTGCTCCCCGAAGGCGACACAGCACTCGACCGCACGTCGCCAATGAGGTCCCCGCTTGGTGAACCTGAGGAGCTGCTCGCCGGCTGCCTCGACCGAGTTCACGTTGTAGCGGAGGCCTGGAGCTTCCCTGATGGGGACCGGTGGGGAGAACCATGAGAGTGCCATGAGGGGAGCTTAGGGTGAGGTCGGAATGTTTGGTAGAAATTTCTGAGAGAGGGATCGGATAACAAGCACGCGCCACGACCCCCCGTGCCCCCTTCGTTTCCACCACGCATGGCGCGCTAAGGCTCCCATTGTCACAGCATTTGTCACAAGCTGCCTGTTTATCCAACGATTTCAATGGCATGGAACAGATAAGGTATCCTTTCGGTGCCATTGAAGGGGCACACAAGGGGCACACAAGGGGTATGGAACGGGCATTCTAGGCTGGAATGTTCATTCGCTTGTCTCACAATCG